TTACCTGCGCTTCGGTCAACTTGCCTCTGCGCTGGTGTAGCACCGCGTCTATGTTGTTTTCGCCTCGCGTGCCCCAACGAAGGTTTTCTAACCGGTTATCTGCTGGGTCGCCATTGTTGTGGCAACACTCGTGCATATCCGGGGGCGGGCCTATGAACGCACGCAACACAAGGTCATGGACCATTTTTGTGTTACGACGCCCCAGCACAACGCTCATGTGGCCAAAATTAGATGGACCGGGGCGAAGCACCCTACCTTTTCGATTAGATGTGTACGGAGTGCCCCACCGCGAGATTTGCGTAACCACACGATCCAGCGAACGCGCGCGGCCCTGATCGCTGACTTCATACCTGCCTTCGTAGCCCGGCACAGGTTTCCAGACTTCTTGCATGTTGTTCCTATGAACAAAAAGCCCTGTTCTGCATCCTCACCCCCGAAAGGGCGTTGGCGGACTCGAAGGTGTCGAGCAGGATGCAGAACAGGGCTCACCTTTACCGCGCCGCCAAGCGCACAAGAAGTATAACAAAGAGCAAGGGCGGCATTGCGCCGCCCCTGCTAGACCTTAGACCGAGCGCCGACGGCGACGGGGTTCTTCAGTCTGCGATTCGGCCTGTTCGGCCTGGTCGCCTTCGCTGCTGTTGCCGTCCATGGATACCCACTCCACGACCTCAAAGATCGGGGTGTAGATGCGTCCGTAGGACTTGTGGACGTAGTGGTCCTTCTTCAGCACCACGACCGGCACAGGCTTGGTCTGATCCTTCTCGACCGCGCCAGCGATCTCGACGGCCAGCGCCTGCATGGCCTTCTTGCCACCGACGCTAGTGGTCGAGAAGCGAACTTCCATACCCTCGTCGTCGCCTGCGATGCACTTCAGGCTGCAGCCGATCTGCACTTCCCAACCGCGCTTGGCGTTGGGAGGCGCAGCTTCCATTTCAGGAAGCGGCTGCGTGACGGGGACCATCTTCTCACCGAGCACCTCGCCGTCACCCCACGCGATAAAGCCGTGGACGAACGAGAAGGGATTGACGGCCCACTTGCTGCCGTCCTCAACTTCGGTTTGGTCTGCACCAAAGACCCAATGGCCGGTCTTGTCCATCTTGAGGATGGCAACACCAGCCTCGCCGACGTTGTTGCTGATTGAGCGAAGGGCGGTGGACAGGGAAGCGACTGCGGGCAGATTAGCGCCCTTGAATGACACGATATTGGACATTATTAGACTCCAAGTTTAGAAAAGGCAGCGGTGAGTTGCTTGCCGATGTTAAGCACCGCTGGCCTGGGATCGCTCTCAGGCGCAACGGTGTTGCCTGATGACACTGAGACGACCAGATGGTCAGCCAGTTTCACCTTGCTCTTTTTGAGTGCTTTCTCTGCCTCAGCAGGCGACAGCATCTCTTGTACGAACGGTTCGACGCCTTGCTCGCGCAGCCAGGCCGCCGCCTCGTCGGGCTTGACCCACTTACGCCGAGATTGCCTCGGTACTAATTTATACCCCGGCACGGGCAAATCTTTCTCAAGCCGGTCGAACGCGATCTTGCGGGCGGCGGCAATGAAATCCTCCAGTTTATCCGCAAGCGTCAGCGCCTGCGCCACCTGATCGGGCGAGAGGGCTTCCAGTTTTTGCTGCACCACTCGGTCGATCTCGCCGGTCATCTTCGGGCAGATCGGCTTGGCTGCACACCAGCGACAGTGACTACCCACTTCCAGAGGTGCGTCAGGACGCTCGGACAGGCGCACCGCCCGCACGAGGTTAAGTTCAAAGTTCTCCAGCGTGTCCAGATCGGTCACCCAGCGCCGGACGTAGGGCGGCTGGACGATGACAAGCTCCAGCCTCTCTACACCCTTGAACACCCACTCCAGCCCCGGCGTGCGGGCCGCAGCGGCAGCGTAGAACAGCAACTGCAGATTGCCCTCGGCATGGACGGGCACGCCGTCACCGAACTTCCAGTCCAGCACGACCGCCGTGCGGCCCCGACGCCCCACGACGTCAGCGCTGCCAAACGCGCCGGGGATCAGATCGCCAAAAGAGACGGTCTGCTCGACGTCAAGCTCCATCGTCTCGTCGGGGTCGATCTCGTTGAGCGCCTGCAGCGCCGGGATGATCTTCTCGTCGATCATCTCCTGCGTGACCGCAACGTCTTTGTAGGTGCGGCCCAGCAGATGCTCGGGCTTGAGGCTCACGTTGTTGAGCAGGTCAGCCATGCAGCCGTGCAGCAGGGTGCCGGTGTCGGCGTAGGAGCTGGACTCCTGAGGAGGCATGCGCTGCACGAGGGCGACGCTGCCTGGGCAGTTGATGACGCGGCTGGCGGTCGAACCGCCGACGACTGTTGAGTGCACTGAACTCTCCTGTACTGAACGAGAAGGCATGGTAGCATACCGTTCAAGATTGTCAAAAACTTTTTTAGAGGGTAGCATGCGTGAAAGTGACATCGAACGGTACTTCGTGCGCTGTGTCAAAGCCCTTGGGGGCGTGGCGTACAAGTTCGTCAGCCCGTCGCACCGGGGTGTGTCGGATCGAATCGTTTGCCTGCCTAATGGTCAGGTGTGGTTTGTGGAGTTGAAAGCGCCTCGAGGTCGGTTGTCGGAGTTGCAGAAGTTATTCGCGGCGGACATGGCACGGCTCAAGCAGCCGTATGTGGTTCTGTGGTCAAAGGAGATGGTTGATGAGTGGTCTAAAGCAAGGCGATTGGGTCAAGCACCCAAAGATTGAGGCAGCGCTGTACGTCGTGGATGTGTTGGATGGTGGTCTGTTGCGCCTACGCGCACCGTCGCCCGACGGCTGGCCGTACCCTGTGACGATGGTGATGCCGAGGAAGGACGTGAAGTTGGCGCGGCCACCTAAGCAGGATGATGATTTTGAGGAGGCACCGTGGTGAACAAAGAGTATGAACACATGCACAGGCTGGTCACTAGCCTGCACAATGCGTGGCTGGGCAATCCCTTCGGTGAAGTTGATGAGAAGCTGATTGAGATCAGGCTCAAGCGGCTCATGGACTGGTTTGGCCGCGATGATGAAGATGATGAAGGTGTATGCCCCACCTGTAACGGATCGGGTGAGGGGGTGTATGACGGGTCAACTTGTAGCGAATGCGGAGGCCGTGGTGAGTGAAAAGTGGTCAACCAAAATCTACAAGCGTTGCGATAAGCAATGCCACAAATGCAGACAGTGCAGAGAATTTGAGGCGTTGATCGACCAGATCGACGTTGAGAACAAAAGCGACCTCGACCGCCAGCGCGAGGCCGAGAAGTTCACCCGCGCAAGGGAGCAATGATGGGATGCGAGCATTGCAGGCACCCGCTCTGGGCGGGTATCCGTTGTGGAGTTTGCGGTCGATGGGCGGACGAGAACGGAGATCCGAGTGAAAAGCTGGAGGCTGCATGGGACGCCTACCAAGAGGCGCTGTTTCATGTCGCCAACCAAGGCGACGTAGGTGTAGATCAATGGCTGGCGTGTGAACGTAAAGCCCGCAACGTAATTGCCAAAGTGGAGGGAGCATGAACGGAACCAAAACCATGCACAACGACGCACGAATCCACGTCGTTCCTATCAACGACCTGCGCGAACACGAGGCAAGCGTGGATTGCTGGTGCAAACCGACTGAGGATGGCGAGGGGTGGCCTGACATCTGGGTGCATCACTCGATGGACGAACGGGAAGAGTATGAGAACGGAAGGAAGAAATCATGAGTGACCTGAGAACCGCCGCCCAGCAGGCGCTGGAGGCGTTGGAGCACGGTTGGATTGAGAAGGGTGACGAGGTTGTTGCCGCCCTCCGCGCCGCGCTGGAGCATCCGGAGCAGGAGCCGCTTTACGCAACAGCGCAGCCAACTGCGGAGGACATTGCTCAAGAGTGGGACTTGTTAAAAGAAACCCAAGCCGCTCTGCGCGATGCGTGGGTGATCCTCAAGAAGCTCAAAGCAGTGCAAGACGCGGCGCGAGAGTTGGTTGAGTCTGACCCTGACTCAGCGGCAGACACTGAGGGGGAAGCGTTTGCGGCATGGTGCGCGTTGGCCGCCGCTATTGACGATGCCGATACCCTGCTGTGCGAATTTGGGGAAAGTCATGAGTAAGCCGGTGGCGTACAGATTTCAATCACCAGCCACCGAGGAATGGCTGCTTGGTTTGGAGCCGCCTGTTGGTAGCCGATGGGAAATTGAGCCTCTCTACACCCACCCACCCCGCCGCGAGTGGCAGGGGCTGACGGATACGGAGATCGGAATGGAGTACGTTAAGTGGGACGCAACACCCGGGGTCAGCATGGGTAATTTCGCCCGCGCCATCGAGGCAGCGCTGAAGGAGCGCAACGCATGAGCAAGTGTGGACACGGCCTGACAAGCAAAGAGTGCTACGTCTGTGCGTCTCCGAAGTATGGTGATCATGGCCGAGCGCAACGCATGACACGCGACGACATTATCCGCATGGCGGTGGAGGCTGGGATCGTTGTGACCGGCGAGGCTATCTGGAAGTTGTGTGAACTTGTTGCCGCTGCCGAGCGCGAGGAGTGCGCTCAGGCGGTGGAAGTGTTCGACAAGACGTTTCAAACGGGCGGGGTTATCGCTCACGCCATCCGAGCAAGATCCCATGAGAGCCAAGTCTGACGTTGACTTGATCACAGCAGACTTGGTGGCAGCTATTCAAGACATCAGGCAGCACATCGAGCCAGGTGCGTATGACTCCCTGGCGCACGTTGAAACCTTCTGTGCCATTGCGCTGCGGGTCATGCGCAAGACGAACCCAAGCAAGCTGAGGGATGCAGCCATGGCTGAGGAAATTAAAGCCCGGATTGATGGGCGAGAGGTACTGGAGTGACTCCACTGATTCAGAAAGCGGTCCGCATGGCCCCTGAGCCTGAGACCGCAATGTGGTTCGATGTCGGTCCGATGGATCGGTGGGACGGTGGCCAGGTGCCGGTGGACCTGGTGCTCAACCTGCCATTCCCGCGCACTGGCATCGTTGGATATGACCAGGATGGAAAAGACTTTGCGCTCTGGCTGACGCAGGGCACTGACAGTGTGACGGTGGCCGGTGCATCGATGTGGCATGGCAAGTACATGGAGCCGTTCGCTTACATCAAGACCGACGAAGGGCTGCGGTATTACCGCAAGGATGGCCCGATGATTGACCAGGCCGATGTGCGTCCTGCGTTTCGGATGGTTTGCGCCACGCTGATAAAGCTGTCCGAGCGCAAGTCTGAGGCACACATGCCCCTGGTCAAGGACACGTTCATCAACCGCAAGCGAGCGGCAAAGGGCAAGAGTCCTGTGGCATTCGACTGGCACACCGTCGAGATCGGCCCATGGGTCGGCAAGTCGGAGCCACAAGGGGGAACTCATGCCAGCCCAAGACTGCACGACCGTCGCGGTCACTGGAGACTGATCAAAGCCACCGGGAAGCGGGTCTGGGTAAAAGCTTGCAAGGTGGGGGATGCCAGCAAGGGTGTCGTGTTCAAAGACTACCGGGTGAGCGAGGCTTTGCAGTGAGCGAGAACAAGAATATGGGCGCAGCCAGTGGCGAGGTGTACTGGCGCGATCCAGACGAACAGATTCCGCCTCGTGGGTCTAAGCTTTTGATTCTGACCAGCGGCGGTGTTGCGGTGATCGGGGACTGGATCGATGACTCTAATTTCGTCGCATGGTCACCGCTGCCCAAGAAGCCAAGGAGAAATGATGGCAACCTGCGCTGAGAGAATCCTTCGGCATCTGGCCCAAGGCAAGCATATGAACATCGAAGAACTGAAGCGAGTCACCGCGCACGGTGCACTGAGCGTCAAGGCTGCACTGCGCGAGCTTCATGCAAAGAAGATGGTCCGCGTCGTCAGCCCGCAAAAAGGCTACGACAGCAACACACGCCGATGGGCCATCGTTGCTGGTGTGACCGTGCAAAAGCCTGCACCTGCGCCTAAGCCTGCGAAGTTATCTGGGCGACAGCTTGTTCTGGATACGCTCAAAAGAGGGCCAAAGACCCGCGCTCAGATCTCGCTTGCAACCGCACTTGGAAAGACAACCGTAATTGACTGCATCTCCAAGTTAAGTGCGGATCGGTTGGTTCGGATCTGCTCTTATATTCCGCGCTCTCGCGGCGCTGCGATGCCGCTCTACGATCTGTCGGACGGCAGACCCGACGCAGTCATTGTCGAGACCGCGCCTTTGACGATTATCCGAAAGACCGTCGTCATCCCCCGGCGCGACCCTGCTGCGGCATGGTTTTGACGAAAAAAAGACCCCGCTGATTCGCACCAGCGGGGCCACCCATGCAACCACTAAGGAGCGTCCGGGAGAGAGCGGACAACTAAGTATATGCTAAGACCATACCAAGAAGAAGCGGCTGACTTTCTGTTTGAGCATGACCGCGCCATGATCCTGGCGCCAGTGGGCGCGGGCAAGACCGCCATCACGCTCACAGCCATGCAAGACGCCATCCGGGAGGGCGTGGCCCACAGATTCCTCGTGCTGGCCCCCAAGCGCGTCTGTACGGACGTTTGGCCTGTAGAGCAGCCCAAGTGGGCACCGGCGCTGACGTTAGCCGTCGCCGTCGGCTCGCCCGCCGCCCGTAAGGCAGCGCTGACCGGCCAGGCGCAGGTGGTAGTGACCAACTACGACAATCTGCAGTGGCTGGCCGAGCAGGATCTGAACTTCGACGCGGTGGTGTTTGATGAACTGACACGGCTCAAGAATCCTTCCGGTAAGAGGTTCAAGGCGCTGCACAAGATCCTCGACTGCCCTATCCGCTGGGGTCTGACTGGTTCGTTCACCAGCAACGGTCTGGAGGATTGCTTCGGCCAGTGCAAGATCATCGACCAGACCCTGCTGGGCCGCAGCAAGGGCGCGTTCCTGCAGCAGTATTTCGTCTGTCTGAACAAGGAGTTTGGCGACTGGACACCGCGCAAGGGCGCACTTGAGCAAGTCATGGCAAAAATCAGGCCCGCCACCTATCTGCTGCAGGGCGGTCTATACACCAACATGCTGCCGCCGTTGAACACTGTTGAACTGCGCTGCGACATGGACCGCACGCAGTACGACAAGATGAAGAAGGACTTCGTGGTGGAGTTCGACAGCCTCACCGCCATCGCCGCCAACGCGGCGGTCGTGACGAGCAAGCTGCAGCAGATGTCGTCCGGGTTCGTCTACAGCACGACAACTGCGCCTGATTCGGCGCGGCCTGGCAAGTTCACATCCACACAGAACGCAGTGTGGTTCAGCAGTCACAAGTTCGACCGGCTTGATGAACTGCTTAACGAAAACCAGCAGGCCAACACTCTGCTGGTCTACAACTACAAGGAAGAACTTGAAGAACTCAAGCGACGCTACGCCCACCTCACCGTACTGGACGACCCTGACGCCATTGGACGATGGAACGCTGGCAAGGTTCGACTACTGGCAGTGCACCCGAAATCCGCTGGTCACGGCCTTAACCTGCAGCACGGAGGCTGCCACATGGTCTTTCTGTCCCTGCCTTGGAGCCTTGAGCTTTACGAGCAGACCGTCGGACGTTTGCACCGCAGCGGTCAGCGCCATCCCGTCTGGTGCTACCTCCTGATGACCAACAAGACCATCGACGAGCGCATCTGGGCGGCGCTCAACGACAAGCGGGCGATCAGCGACATTGCGCTGGAGGAGCTAAAATGGTAAAACTTTACCTTGCGAAACTGAAGGCAGCGAAGAAGGAACGGCGTCAGTGGACGCTGGTCCGCAACCGCGCCGACCGTGCGCTAGCCAAACTGGACACGCGCATCACAACCTTGGAGAACAAAATTGCACACCTGGCGATCACTCAACAAAGAACTGGCGCTCATGACCGAGCAACAGGTGCTTGACCTGCTGACACAGGAGCGGCAGGGCGAGAAGCGCCTGTCCGTACTGGAGCGGCTGCACCAGCGCTATACGGCGCTGCGCTCGCTCAGGGAGCGCCAAGAGTTGCTACGCGAGGCGCGGGCGCTATGAGCAGTCTAGACAAGCAAGTGGCCGGCGACCACTACAAGCGCCTGCCTATCCAGCCAATCAAGTTCATCCACGCCAACGGCATCCCGTTTTGCGAGGCCAACGCGATCAAGTACCTATGTCGTTGGCGGGACAAAGGCGGCATCGCTGATCTGGAGAAGGCCAAGCACTACATCGAACTGCTGATTGAACTAGAGACTACTTCGCCACGCCCTTGATCTTTTCGACCGAGCGCAGGCCACCGATGCCTAGCATGCCGGTGATGACCACCCACAGCAGATCGAGGTTGAGTTCGGGCGGTGTGGGCCAGCCCTTCGTTGCGCTGACCCACGCCAGCACGGGCTGGCCGATGGTGGCGTACACGAACCCTGCTGCACCGCACCAACCGAATGCTGGCCTCCAGCCACTGACCCAGACCGATGCGTGCTGCGCTTCACGGGCGTTGATCTCAAGCTGCGCGATGATCTGCTTGAGTTCGCCGTCTGCGGCCATCCGCACCAGTTCTAGTTCAGCGGCTTGCTTGGCTGCGGGGTCAGGCACGAACCGATCCAGCAGGGTCTTGCCGATCTCGAAAATGGGGCCGAGCAGCAACGGGTTCATGCTTGCTCCATCAGGTCACAGATGCGCCGTGCCCAACCGCGCCCGAACGAGGGCCATGTGGTCAAGTTGGTCATGAAGCGCAGGCGGCTGGCAAGGACGGCGCGTCGCAGTTGCTCAGGGTCAGCCTGGTGCGCCTTACCCATCGTCTGCGGCCCGATCACGCCATCGACGTAGACGCCAAGGGCTTGCTGCAGCCAGCAGATCGACTGCTTCGGGCCTGAGTTCACCGCCGCGTCGAATACGACATAACGCACCTCGGCGGGCAACTCGTCAGCGCGGACGGCGTTCCAGTAGTCCTCGCGGTAGATCCGCTTCGCTAGGTCAACCGGCAGGTCACGCATGTCGCCTTTGTAGCCTACCCGACGAGCCACGCGCTCAGTGATGCCCCAGCGAGTAGCGCCGCCCGGATCGTCCGGGTGATCGACGAAACCGCCTTCGTGCGCTAGGACTTTCTCGACTGCTTGGTCGAAGTTCATCGGATGGACATTACGACGCTGACGAGCAGCATGATGATCGCGCCAGTCGCCGCAAGCAGGATCTGCTCAAGGCGTTTCAGTCGAGCGTTGATGCCCGTGTAGCGTTCGGCGCAGACAGCTTCGTGGGTAGACAATCTGTTTTCAACGTCGGACATGATTATTGAGCAAGAGCGTTTTCGGAGTTAACCATCTGATTGGAGTACGCGGGGAAGCCCGCTGCCGCGCCTCGCGCAGTCAACGCCGGTACATTTGCAAACGGTGATTCAAGAACGTTCAACGAACGACCTTGGCGCATCTGCGCGGCAAGTTCATTCAAAGTTCGTTCACGAATCCGCGTTGACAATCCTTTAGAAGTCAGACCACCAGCAGCAATCAGCGCACCGCCGGGAGCAACAGCGGTAAAAATCGCAGCCGCCGGTGTCATCGGGGTGAACTTGGCAAAAACATCAAGCACCGCCGTAGTGTTACTGCCCTTGGCCGCTTTCTCAATCGCTGCACGTTCGTCAGAAGAAAAAAAACGCATCTTTTTGTCGTTCTTAGCCAACGACGAAAGGGCGGATGCCATTGCCGAGCCGGTGCTATTCGTGGACAACTCAGACTTGCGAATGATTTCCTCAAAGATCTCGCTTTTCTTCATCTTGGCGTAGTCCTGCCGCGCCACGTTCCAAGCGTCGATTGCCGACTTGTTGCCGCCCACGACCGCGCTTGCAGGCGCGTTGAGCAAATAATCGTCGAACTCGTCCATTAAACGGCTAGCAATCAACCGTTCTTGAGGGTCTGCGCTGTTCTTAGCACCTTGGATAATCTTGCGAAGGGCTTGCAGTTCAGCCGTATCTTTCGGCGTATTTTGCTGCAACTCTCTAAACGCGCTCGCAACCTTGGGGTACGCTGCTTCAACGTACCCAACGTCCCGGCGAAGTTGCGCGGGTAGCGCACTGATCTTTGCGCCGAACTGCGCCGGGTCCAGTTGGAACCCAGACTGATCAAGGGTTGCATACGCGGCTTTGGACCGGGCGGTCAGTTCGGCAGAAGTCGGTGCGGCTTCAAGTTTAGCCATTCGAGGACTTACCACCGCTCCGGTAGCGGCACCGGCAGCAAGGCCCGCCAGTGGGCTTTCGGTCGATTCGCCCACACCTGTAGCGGTCGCCCCTGCTACTGGCGCAACTGCGATCTGTGTGCGGGGCAGTCGGCTAACCTCTCGACCAATTGTACCGGGAGCGCCTGCCATCCCAGCCATGGCGCGACCAGCAGCGACTTGCGGACCAGCGCCACCCAAAGCCTCGCCGGCGGCTTCAACCATACGCTCTGCCCGTGTCTCAGGTTGCGGGCCGGGAATCATTGAACGAATGATCTGCGACGGCACGCGGCCTTGCTGGCCGGTAAGTCCGTAGTACGCCGCCGTAAGCGCGTCCGCAGCAGGGACAGCCAACGATCCAGTCAACGCGCCGATTGCAGCGCCCGGAGGGCCACCAACAACGCCGCCCAGAAGCCCGCCGGCCGTCGCCCCAATAGCGCCTGGCGCTGCACCCTTGGCGGCAATCCCTGCTAACCGTGCTGTCTGGTCAACGATAGACGGGGCAGGCGCAAGATACGAAAGCACTTCTTGAGGCGAGTACCCGCTCTCAAGCGCCTTGACGACGTTGGGGTTGGATTGCTTTAGATAGCCGGTAATCTCGTCGTCCGAGTATCCAGCGCGGCGAGCCTGCTCAATCTGGGTGCGAAGATCGGTCATTTTGGCTTAAAGATAGCGTCAAGCGGCGGGCGGCCAGCGGGGGCAGCAGGCGCGGTCACTGGCGGTTCTTCAACAGTCAGCGGAATGTTCGTTTTGATGCCCGAAACGTTCTTGTTATGTAATCTGATTACGTTGCGGGCAGCGCGTTCGTTGATGTCAAGAATGCGCTCAAGCGCCTTGCGGTCCAACGAAATGTTGCCGCCCGCCATCTTTTCGGCGTATTCGCGGTCCGCGTTAGACAAACCTGTGCCGGCACCAAACTGTTTGATGATTCGACCCACGTTTTGCGCCATATTGGCCGCAAACGCTTGCGTGTTGGCGACCTTATCTTCGGCAAAATTGATGCCCGCTTGATTAAGCGCCGCGCCGAACTTGGTCAGGTAGTCCGCGCCGAACCCGGTGATGACGCCGCTTTGCAGCAACTGCCGCCCTTGCGCGACCGTATCAATAATCGACCGTGCATCTTCTGCAACGGTTTTATTTTCCATTACTTGTGTAGCCTGACCCTTACCAAGACCGGCCTCAAAAGCGCTTTGTTGCGGTGGCAAGTTAACGACGGTCTTTGCTGGTTCAGGCCGCGTCGTCAGCATCTTGATGCGATCCTGAACCGCCGTATACTCGGCGGACCCCGGCGTTAGCTGGCCCAAATACTGTTGAAGGCGAACGATTTCAGGCTGTGCAAACTCCTCTGGCAGACTCTTACGCAATGCCTCACCCTGCGCCCTAACCCGAGGACTAGGACTCATGACCATGCGTTGCACCATCTCGCGGTTGACGCCGGGCTGGGCCAATGCATTTACGGGTGCGGGGGCTGCACCTTCCGCCGACGGGGCCATCGCGTTAGCAGGCGCAGGGGCAGGAACGCCGCCCAAACCAAGACGTTGAGTTTCTCGCTGGTACAAATCTTCTTCGTCCAGTGCCTGCAGCCCCTTCGTCGCATATTGAATCAACGAATCTTCGCCCGACTGCATACCAAACTGCAGCACTTTCCCCAGTGTCGGACGGTCCAACTTGTAGCCGCCCTGCGCGAGTTGTTCGTTTAGTCCGGTCAGGAACTGCTGGCGCTCCGCAGCGCGGTCTTGCTTGGCGCGGATGTCCTGCGCTTGAGCCATGCGCTGTTCACGCTGCGCGAGGATGTTTTCGCGCTGTGCGTCCATCTGCATCATCTGCATTTCGCGCAGACGGTTGCGCTCAGACGCTGCTTCGGCAGCTTCTTGGCCTTGGATAAACCGCTCGCCAATCGACGGCCCTTGCGAAAGGATGCCAAAGTTCACAGCCATGATGTAGCCTTAAGGAAGATTTTCGTCCATGACTGGCATGTATGACGGGCTGGCTTGGTAAATTGGCGCAGTGCCGCCGCCATACCCACCATAGCCACCATAGTACCGACCGGCCAGCGACGCAATATCGCCAGCACCGCGCTGATACGCGCTGCCTCGGGCCAGCATAGCGTTGGCAGCGGTCTGACCTTGGCCGATCATTGCATTACCAACATTCGTGGCGTAGTTTGCGCCCGCTTGTCCGAGTTGTTGGGAGGTAGTCTGGCCAACCCCCGCCAGCGACTGCAGCGGGTTCAGCGCAGCTTCACGCTCAAGTCGATACCGATTAAAAGCATTTTGGTATTCTTGCGAAGCAAGGTCTTGCCCGTATCGTTGGATACCTTTCATCGTCGCGCCGCTGAGTAGACCACCGCGTGCTGCAGCCGACCGCTCCAACGCCTTCATCCCTTCGGATAGGCGAAAGGCGTAGCCCGGATCGGCTTGGAACTGTTGCATACCGAACGGCGTGTACTGAGTCGCCATCGGGATCAGTTTGTTCAGCGCGGTCATTCCCGCCTGACGCCACGGCTCCTGCAGTTCAGTTTGGCGCTCAAACATCTCGCGCTGCAATTGCGTAGCGCGGTCAGTAGCAGCGGCGCTCGTGTCGGCAGCGGACTGCGCGGCGCGTGATGAACGACTAGCGCCAAAGATTGCGGCAGCGGCAGGGATAAGGAACTGGAACATTTTAGGTAACCTCGCGTCCACTGGCGCGGATGTTGATCGCTGACGCCGTGCCTGCAATTGTACTGATGAATCCGCTTGGTGACAGCACCTGTCCGACAAGTTCCGGGAAGGTGTAGGTTTCGCTGGCCTGCAGCGTCTTGGTCTTGACGATCAAGTTGGCGTTGCTTGCCGAGCCAGCAGCGGTCACCAGGTTCACGCTGATCGTCGCCGCCGAAGCGCTGTAGTTCGTCGCGGTGAACTTGTCGATGATCGTCGTGACCCCCGCAGCCGTGTACTGCGTTACTTGGGAGTTCTCAGCCGTCTTGGCCGGGATCAGAACTTTTACTGAGACAGCCATATTAAGTCCTTAAATTTATCGAGCGGGGTGGGGTCACGATTTAAGCGCTTGTACTTCCGCTTCCAACGACTCAATCCGCGTCATCGCTTCTTGAAGCGCCTTGAGCATCTTGAGATTGACCACCGAATACTTCACCGACTTGGTTGTCGTGCCCGCGTCCTGCCACTCAATAGTCTTAACGGGATTGCCTTCTTCGTCCACAGAGTCAACTTCGACAGTCACCATGTCTGCGGTTTCCTCCACAAGACCCGGCGATATTTCTTCAACTTCTTGGGCGATCAGGCCGATTTGTAGCGTCCCGTTGGGGTCGTCCTTGAGCGTGTACTTCTTAACAGTCAGCGCCTTAATGTCGGCCCATTGCGAGGCGGCGTCCACGATGCCCTGTTTCAGCTTAACATCGGAAATTGCGCCGTAGCTGTTATTGGTGTTCGTGACGTTTCCATTCGCCGCCACCCGGAAAACCTCCGCTGCCGTGTCGGTGCGGTTGGCAAGGTAGTGAAAGCCGTTGGTAATGTCAGGTTTAGTGGTACGGACGCAGTTGGCCGATGCGCTGGTACTCAGATTCGACACCAAAAGGGTATTGACGCCCGCGTCGGCAACGAAACTGTGCAGCGTGTCGCCAGCACCCGCCGCGAAGTTGGGCACGGCGTAAGAGCCGGTGGATGTGAACTTGCTGTAGCCCGTACCAATATGCCGCGCAGCCTCTTGCAGCGTGCCCGCGTTCTGAATTTGGACGCGGTATGCCGTGCTAGCGCCGCTCGCGCCTACTGCGTTGACTTCTTGAACGGTTGTCGAAGATGCCGAGTGCTGCGTGTAGTAGTTCGCGTTGCTGCTGTTACGAATCTCCAGCGTGTCGGCGTCAGTACGCAAGGCTGCGCCAAAGCGGCCAGAGTAGTTTTGGAGAACCGTTGCGCCAGCCGTCAGCACGCCTTGCGGCCATAGACCACGCCGCTGATCATCGGTGCCGGTGTAAACATTAGTGGTACTGACAAAGGATGGCCGCTCGGCGTTCACAACGCCCGACTTCGCGGCGGCATCAACTTGAACGCCGTGAAGTCCGCGCTGGTACAAACCGCCGTAAATGTTCACCGCAGCGGCACCCGAGCCAACGTACACCAGCGGGTTGGTGTAGGGAGGTGCCGAATTCGGGCCAGCCACATTACCGCCAACAATGTTGCAGACGCTGATCGTGTCCGTGCGGCTGCTAGTGCCATCGACGTACAGACGAATAGCCGGCCCCGCAGGAGTAGTGCCGTCCGTCACGTTTTCAAAATACGGTTCAATAAACGTGACGGAACATCCCTTATGAATGTTGACGCCGCCGACCTTGGTGGACTCAATGGAGCAATGGTCAAATACCGTATCCATCAGGTATTCGCCCGAGGTTGTCATCACCACACCCCAATTTGACTCGCGGAAAATGCAGTCAACGAACCGCTGGGTTGTCGTTACGCTGTCCTCGTCCGTTAGCAGGACAGCTTGCGTCCCGCATCGCTGAAAGGAACACGAATCATAGGTATTGAACATCCCAAAAGTGATCTTCAAGCCTGTCGTGAAATACTCAGCGCCGACGTTCTTGAACCGGGAATTGGCAACTTTTCTCAGGTTAATTCCAATAGCGCCGTTGTTGCCATCAACACTCTCAAAAAACAAGTTTTCGATTGAAATGCCCCAGACGTAGCCACTCTCAAGGTCGCCCTGGTCAACTGCCACGCCACTGACGCCGCCCGCAAAACTGATCTTGGTGACGTTTTGGTTAAGGCTGCGAGGATCTGGCATTGCTAGTTGCTCACCGCACAGTTTGGAGCCTCGCCCAATAGTCAGCGTCGAAGTGCAGTAATAGGTTCCATAGGGGAAGTAAAGCACCGCGCCGTTCTTGGTAGCGTCAATACCAGCCTGAATCGCCGCCGTATCGTCAGTCGTGCCGTCACCGACAGCGCCAAAGTCCTTCACGCTGACGACATCACGCAGCTTTGCCTGCACCGTGCGGTACGCAGCGCCTGTGCCGTCAGCAATGAACCCGACGAGTGACGAGCCGGACGAGGACAGCAGTTCCTGCATCGACTGCGATCCCTCGCTGTAGATGTCGTCCACCGTCCAGATGTCCACATCCGTCGCAGAGGCCAGGCGCAGCTTGTACGGGCCAGTGCCGAGCCACACGTTGGCCTCGCCTCGGGAGTCGAGGATCACCGGGTTGGTGTTAACCGAGGTGCCAGCCTGGTCGGTGTACGTCACCAGCGGCGTCGTCGTGCCCGCTGCGTAGCTGTACAGCTTCCCGCCCACCAGCGGTTCACCGTTGGCGGTAAAGAATTGGATTTTGGGAACGGGGGTAAGAGCGGCCATGATCAGTCCTGATATGCGCTGATGTTGTCAGTCACGGTCAGAATAATAGACGGAATCGCCGGAACCGGGGCGGCTGCGGCTTGAGACAGGATCTGCACGGAAGTATCGCTTACAGACCACACCAACTCAAAATAATCGCCAGCTTTAAGTTGTTCAACGTAGTTCCACGACGTTACCAATTCGCCGTCTGTGCCCTTCAGCCGCACTTGACCGGCTGAGTTGGAAACGTCTGTGCCGTTGATCCGTAGCCAGAGGAAGATTAGATGACTGCCGCCACTGGTGTTGTCCAACTGTGCGCTGAACTGCATGTTGTACACGCCGTTTTGCGCCACATAGATCCGCGACGCGGGCGAGCCGATATAGACGCCGTTCGACAGGTTTGTCGAGTTGAACGTCAAGGCGTAGGCGGTGTTGATGGCCGCTGCCGTTTGCGTGGTGGTGTCGTAGAACGTCCCGTAGGGGCGGTTGTGTAGATGCGGCGTAATGGATGGGGCCAGAGCCAGCGCCTCGACCTGCTTGCTCAGTTCATCCAACTGCGATTGCGTCAGGCTCAGAAGTTGAGCCTGCTGTGCAGAGGCAGCAATATCGGCAGCGGCGTCTGTGGTGGTCGGGCCTAACTGAAGATCCTCGATGGAGAAATCAGTCGTGCCGACCTTGGTGAACAAATCGAAGAAGAACCGATACCACTCGCGTGAGATCAGCCCGGTGCGCGAGTCGGTAATCGGCACCCGTGGCGGGATGATCTCAAGGATGTTAGGCACGGGTCGGACTCAGGATAAGTTCCGCGCCCATGATGGCGATCTTCACCGGGTCCGTACCGCTGACCTCGTACACCCGGTCGCGCAGCTTGAGCGTCATGCCCAGCCGCCGCCAGAACACCCGCTGACTGTACTCGCCCACCTTGCCGAGCGGTGCCCAGTGTTCGTTGCTCCAGGTGTGACCGCCATCGTCACTCCAGCGCAGCATCACACGAGGGTCAACACCGGCGTCGGTGGAGCTTTCCAGATCCAACGGCTCACCAGACTCGGTGGTCAGGATGTCGCCGTTCTCAGCGAGCAGCACGCCAAAGACGCCTGCCGCACCGACGCCCGTCTCGCAGTCGAGTTGCAGCGTGTGGTGCGCGGTGCGCTTGAGGTTGTTCTGGCCGGTGGGCAGCGCCCGCCACGAGCGCAGCCACTTCTGAATCTGACCGTTGTCCGAGTACACCGTCGGGTCGAAGGTGTACAGGTTGCCGTTTTCGTAGTCGCCAACGAAGATTTCGTTGTTGAAGTTCATCTGGCAGTTGCTGCGGTGCCTGGTGAACTGACCATCGGTGAACCCGGCACGCTCATGCCACGCGCCCGTGGAGACGTCGTAGACCCATGTCTTGTCGGCGGTGGGGAACGACAGAACGTAGAAGCTGTGGCCGTCCTGCTGGTAGGTATACCCGATGGTCTTGTTCAGATCCGGATAGGACTGGATCTGCCATTCGATTGCGTGCGTGCTGACGCGCTTGCCGGTGTAGCCCTCGGCGCGGTAGACGATGCCGTTACCACGGGAGTCGGTTCCAAGCCAGAAGATGCCGTTGTCGAGCTTGGCGACGCTGTGCGTGGCCGCACATCCAATCTCGTTAAATGCGCCCTGCACCCGCTGCAACGGAAAATCAGTCAACCCCGCGTTGACCCATACCTCGACCGAGTTAGGCCCAAAGAGCCATACCTCGCGGTGGTCAACGATCATGCCGGTCAAATTGTCGGGTGAACCGTCTACGGTGGAAAAGTCCGACGGATCAATTGATGTGCCGTCAAAGAACTGCGTAACCCATATGTTTTGGCTGTTCGGCTCAATGAATACGAAGTAATTGTCAAGGAAACCGACTACATCCGCGCCGGGGAAATCCGGGTCGGTAATCTGGCTAAATACGTTTGTGTTGGCGTTGTAGATGTAGCTTGGCCCGTGGCAGGCGACAAACAACTGGATGCCGTTGTCGGCCATGCTGACCGCGCCCGTGCCGCTGACGTTGCCCAGAAACGTGATGTTGTAGGACGAGTCGAGCTTGTACAGTTCCGTGCCGCTGACGACGTAGGCGTAGCCTTTGAACGTCCACAGGCCACGGATCGGCCCGGTGCCCACTTCGCGGACGAACTGCAGGCCGGGGCAGCGCTGCAGGAAGGCAGGCTCTTTACCTGCTTCCGGGACAATTTCTGGAAACAGGTTGATCATTCTGTTGTCCGCAGCATTGACGCTGCGGGCGGTATAGGCACTTCCAAGCACGGGGGTCTTGATGATATACTCCTGTTTTCAACTGCCGGGGGTATTCACATGGCGACTTGGAAGCCCGTGTACGGATTTGAGGATTCTTACGAAATCAGCAGCGAAGGTCAAGTGCGTAGCCTTCGCCCTGTCAACCTGTCGCAAAGAACGCTTTCGGATGATCAAGTAGAGTTGATCAAGCGAATGACGCAAGAAGGTTTTAGCTCCAGAAAAATTGCGCCAGTGGTAGGCGTTAGCCAACCGATTGTAAGCAAGATTCTTAGGGGCGCGGCGTACAAACCGGCCAAAAGAAATATTTTGATGCCTGCTTGCCGAAGGGATGGCTATTTGTTCGTTACGTTGTCCGTGAACGGAAAGCACTCGCACAAAACTGTTCATGGCATGGTCGCGGAGGCGTTCATAGGCCACCGTCCGCCTAATTGCCATGTCAACCATAAAGACGGCAACAAGCACAACAACAAGGCAGAAAATCTGGAGTATGTATCCAGAAAAGGGAACGCAATACATGCCTTGTATGAGTTGGGCAAAGCTAAAAAATTGACTGTTGATCAAGCCAAAGACATTTGGTACGCGAAGCAAAACGGGGAAAAACGCGCAGATGTCGCTGCCAAGCACGGCGTGTCCATCCATATGGTCAGCGCCATATGGATGGGAAAATCGTGGTGGCATGCTCGTTAGCTTCACTTCTCGTCCAGAGGTTTGCTGGTCACCCAGCGCAGGAGCCAGAAGGCGACGCCGATGCCCGACAGCGCCAAGCCGGAATAGTCAGCAGGCACGACACTTGCCAGCAGGCCAGGAGCCAACTGCTCAAGGACTCCAATGACCGCGACGACAATGGCCGCGTTGCTGGTCTTGGAGTACAGGGAGCCTTTGAGTTTATTGAGCATGATGGTTAGACAACAATTTAACGTGATTACACCGGGCCTCTACGCACACGCCAAGCCACGCCAGCATTTGCTGTGGTGGCTGCAGTAAAACCGACGTTGATGTTTGTTGCGTCTACGCTGTTGATGTACGGGTTTCTTGCAGCAGATTCTGCATTTGATGGAGTCAAAACAACGTCACTTTTTGTGGGTGTGTAAGACATCCCATGCGCCACATTAAATGTCGATATACCAGAACCAACAACAGCTTCACCACGCCCCTCAGTAACCAAACCAATGTTTTCGTTTACCCTGCAAACTGCGGTGACATTCATTGCGGAAATTGTCGTGGCGTTAGAAAACAAATTTTGATTTATTATTACGCCGGAATCCGTTGCCCCAAGCGTGTTGTAAACGGGGGCAACACCAAACCCGGTTCTTTGGGCAAAAGTGTTCCCTGTAATTTCTAACTTAGTTGACGCTAATGAAAAATTGACCCCGTATCGCGTGTAAAACGAAATGCTGTTGTTTGCAATTACGCAGTTATCTGGCGAATTTGTGCCATCCAGAAGAATACAGTCGTATGTGCTCCCACCGTCGTAGTGACCTGTAAAGGTGTTGTTTACAACGAAAATCTTTTCAGAGTAGGCGGGAGCAGTTCCAGCTGCGTCATAAGTGATCCAAAGCGCCGCAGTTGCCCCTAGCGATCCAATGTAATTATTACTGATGTTGGCGCGGTCTTGGCTTCCAAGTTTAATCGACTGATTGTTGTAGTCAATCGTGCTGCCCTCAATCACTAACCAATCGCAGCCAACAACCTCGACGCCTTTATCCCAACCAAGTATCTCGCAGTCACGGATAATAAGACCCGCGTCTGTACCGTTTCCGGTTCCTGGGTAGTAAATTCCGCGCCCAACATAGCCGCTACCTTTGAACGTGCAAAGATTGACGAATGGTGAAACTGTATCTTTGAAGTAAATGCCGTTTCCTGAGCTTGTATTACGGAAAAAGCAGTTAAGAATGCGCGGATTACGCCCCCCGTTTATATAAACTCCGTAGACGCCGCTGTTCATGTTAAACGAGCATCCGATAATATCTAGTTCGTCCTGCGACGAGTTTTGAACGGTAGCTGTTTGATTGACGCCAGCCCCACTTCCAGTAAACGACAAGCCATCTACAACCAATTTGTTGCCGTGGTCGGTTTTGTAAATCGCGCCTGTTGCACCGGTGCAGTTTAGCGTCGCGCCATAACCGAGAAAAGTTACTGCTTTACCGGTGGCGTTAATGCCGCTAACCTTATAGGTGCCTGGCGGAAAACAAATGCAATCGTTTGCCGACACCGCAGCAAATGCAGCCTGAATCGCCGCAGTGTCATCGGTCACCCCATCACCAACAGCGCCGAAGTCCTTGACGCTCACGGTATCGCGCATCTTGGCCTGGGCGGTGCGGGTGACTGCGCCGGTGCCTGCTTGGAGGAACCCAAGCTGATTGATCGCGGCCTTCTTCGTAACGCCGCCCTGCACCACCGGAATGACATCAGTCGATGCAACCGGGGATGTTGCCGCTGGCAGGTTGGAGATCTTGACGTTAGCCATTACATATTGCCTGCATAGACGTTGAAACGCTGGCGAGTTGCCACGAGCGAGTACGGCAGGCTCATCACATCGTCAGGGTTGTTGATGCGCTTCAGATTGCGCTTGCTGGTCATGGCGATCCGCTGCACCTGGGGCGACGGCTCGACGCCGAACTCCGGTGCGATTTCCATCGCCAGGTTGTAGGCAAACGCCCGCAGATACCCCGGCGGGAAAGCCAGCGTAGTCGCCAGCGTCGCAGGGTTGGTCAGTTCATCAACCGACACGAAATGCCACTCCAGCAACCGCGTGGGCACTGGATAAATGTACATCTCAACGTCGGGGTAGGTCATGTTGATCCACAGCACTTGCGGGTACGTCGAGGTCACGGTCTTGACCGCGATCCCGTCGTACTGTTGCTGGTTGATGATCTTGATGCCGTAGCTGACGTTGTTGCTTGGGTCGCGGAAGTACGTCGCGTCGTCGAGCAGGATGGGCCGGTTGCCCACGAAGTCGCCGGATGGCCCTAGCGTGCGGCTGCGGACACTGGCAGGCCAACTAAAGACCTGATCCTGCGTGGAGAACACCGAGAGTCGCTCCGTGTTCCACGAGTCCACCATCTGGTTCAGAGCGGCAAGCGCGTCTTGCGATACCGCAGCAGAAGGAGTTTCACCCTCTGCTAAAACGCCCAGCAAGCGCAAGGCGCGATTGATCTGCTCACCCGCCGTGGTCGGCATGTTCGGGTTCCTTTCGAGGACGGCTGCGTTTACGCAACTCGTTCACAGGTTCTTCACCCGGAGTATACCGCTCCCAGCCATGCTGCTCATCGTAATCCGCCTCCATGTCCAAAGACGCGATCTTGACCCCGTGACGGGGATGACGAAGGTAGATGAGCGGCATGGTGGGTATCAATCAAGCAGCGGTCGTAACATTGGTCCAAGTCGTCGAACCGTTTGTATTCACATACAGACGAGTCGAAGTCGAAGAACCATCGGTACGAATGTACAGCGAGCCTTGAGCAGCCGACACCGTAGGAGCACCAGAGCCAACATAAATGCCCAGACCTGCGGTGCTAGTCGCCAGAAACGCCGAAGCGCCGCCAGCAACAACAGCCACACCACTGTCAGCAGTGACGTTGCCCGTGGCCGCAACAGAAGCCGCAGCAACCGACCCGGCGCTAACAGCACCAGTGACCGACACGCTCTCAAACTCGGGGTCGCTGAACGCGACGCCTACAGCCTTTGTATTAGGCATGATCTATCCTTTCAAATGGGGGCCAAAGCCCCCGGTTATCAGGCGATCTTGTAGACCGTGTAAGCGCCTTCAGCGGTCTTGCGGAACCGGAAAAGGGCGCTAGAGGTGACCGCAACAGCAACAAAGGCATTGCCGCCGTCAGTGATGCCCGTGGCGGTGGCCAGGGTAACAGTGCCGGACGAAGTGCCGATGTTGATGACGCTCAGGTCGAACGTGCTGCCAACAGTAGCGTTGGGCAGCGCGGCATCAATCAGAGCAGCGGTCGGCAGCGTGTAGGTTGCAGCCGAAGTCGAGGGGTTGGCGTACAGCATACCGCCCACGACTTGAGCCGCGCTCAGGGTTGCGGTCGAGGTTGCAGTCTGCGGAGCAGCGCTGTAACCCATAGTGGTTTCGGCGCGATTGCCAGCGCCAACTTGGTAGCCACCAGCACCATTAGGGAGAGCCATGATCAAATCCTTTCAATGTAAGCGAACAGGGGCCGAAGCCCCCATCGGATTAGCCCCAGAGACGGCAGGCCATCTGCGGACGGATGGTGCTGTAGCCATACAGGACATCAATACGGCAGGGCATCCGGTCGTTGTTGATGTCGTACTGGCGCACAACCCGCAGGCTGATGCCGTTATGCACAGCACGCGAGGCCATATCGACGCCCTGCGGGAGCAGAAGGTCGGCGGTGGCGAAGGTGATGGCGTCCTTGTGGTACACGAGGTTCTGGGCGTACTGGGTGGAGGCCGCACCGAGGAACACAACAGCCTTGGAGTTACCGGGCAGCGCGTCAACGGTTGCCAGAGCGTGAGCAGCCGAGTAGATCGGAGCCACGGTCACGGTCACGGCGGTGCTAACCGCAGTGGCGTCGGCCAGAGCAACGAACTGGAACAGCGAACCAGTGGACTCACGGGTCTGCGGGTTCACGGCGTAGCAGTCAGCCACGGTGAACACATCGCCAGCCTTGATGGTGACGGCAGATGCCACGGTCAGGGCGATAGAAGTCGCGCCTTCGGCGGTCACAGCAGCCGAGGTGGAGTTGCCAGTAGCGCCACGCGAGCCGGTGGTGAACTGCTTAATGGACTGAGACATGTTGATCTCGTCCAGACCCAGAACGCCCGTGCCCATCATGCCGTTTTTGAACTGCTTGGAAACGGTGTCGGTGGGGTTGAACAGACCTTTCATGCCCTCGACCAGCGCAGCGTTGGCGGCGGGGTTAACCGTCGCGTAGCGCGGGTTCATCACAGCGGCGTTCTCGTTCAGTTTCTGCTGGGCTTGCAGCAGCACGAGCGAGGTGGCCGGGGTGGTGCCGGGGGTGCCAACCGAGTTGCCGATGGTGCGGAAGGCATTGGCGACGTCAGCGTCGATGCTGGAGGCCAACTGGCTGATACGAGGCTTCAGCACACGATCAGCAAAGTCGTCCAACTGCATCGTCAGTTCGGCGGAGGTGAAGTTCACGCCGATGTGCTTCTGCGAGGCAACCGTCAGGGTGGTGAACTGCTCGTTGTCGTCCTGAACTTGCAGGGCGGCACCGTCGGTCACCAGAGCGCGGTCCGGCAGACGGATACGCAGGGTCGAACCGATCTTGGCACCTTCAACAGCAAAGCTGTCGTCGTACTGACGGTTCACGTTACGGGTAAGAACGAGGTTGTTCTCAAGGATCTCCAGGGCTTTCCTGGTGATCATGTCAATGGTAAGAATACTGTTAGCCACAGCAAGTTCCTTTCAAGTTAGCGGTTTTGCGCTTGCAACTTTCGAATCTGGCGCTGCCGTTCAGCTTCAATCCACTCCGACGTACTCATGGTCTTGATGGACCGGGGGTCGGTCGTGTCGTAAGACGGGTTGCTGCTGCTGGTTCGTGCAGTGACAGGTGTGATCGGTGCAGGTGCAGAAGTAGACTTTTTGACCGGCGGATTGTCGGACAACTTAACTTCAATCTTGCCAATCTCTTTTGCCTGCAAAAAAGGCGACAGGCGGGCGATCCGCTCGGCTTCTTTGACGTTGGACCCAAGGTAGTAAGCTACATCCGGGCCAATATCTGAAGCACGAATCGTTTCGGCCATCACATCGGTAATCGGAACTCGCGGGTTGTAGGCGACCTGTTCAAAGTCGTCGTACTTGCCACGGGCTTCTTCTTCCCGTTCGTGATAGGCATCGAGCATCACTGACTGCTGCTTCTGACGCTCACGCTGATCGAGCAGTTCTTCAGCCTTTCTGATCGCCAGCGCTTCCGCGTAGGCTTCCGGGCTTTCAAACTGATCCAGCGCGATGTCTTTGGGCGGCGCTTGCACTTGTGCAAGTCTGGCCTGCTGCTCGCGTTCCCACTTTCGTTGCTCTCTTGCGAGGCGTTTGCCGATCGCCGCTTCAAGTTCTTCCTGCGTAAAAGTTCGTGCAGGCTTTTCTTCAGGCTGGCTTTCAGCTACCGGCTGTTCTACTACGGACTCAAGAGCCGCCGTGGCTTCTTGTTCCGGCGCGGATTGCGCCTCCGCTGGGACTTGAACTTCTTCGGACATTATTTGCTCTGTTGAGAGCCTGGTCTAACGGGCCAGTACGTTTGCTGCTTATTCTGTCATCAAGCACTCAATGCTGCAACTTTATCTTGGAACGCCTTAACGCGAGCGGCCAGAGCAGCTTCAGCGGCGTTCAATTGAGCAGCACGCTCATCGTTGCGGCTGGCTTGAGCGGCAACCTGCGATTCACGAGTCGCCAAAATCTGTTCACGGTTTTGAATGTTTTTTTCCTGAGCATTAAATGCTTCGGTTTTAGACTGTTCAAGAGCGTTCAAACTTTCTTCACGGGCGGCAAGATCGGCGGCTTTAGCCGTAGATTTGGCGTTTTTGGCCTTGGCGTCATCAAGCAGCGATTTAGCCTGCTCTTTGGCATCAGCCAGTTCTTTGGCTGCAGCCTGACGATCCGCAACCGCCTCGTTGACGGCAGTCAGTGCGCCTTGCCGCTTGGCAAGTTCATCACGGGTCTTGACTAGGGTAGCAACGTCACCGGACAGTTGCGTGGCGATGTAGTCAAGAAACTTGGCCGGGTCGATGGTTCCGGTGTCGCTGAACACTTGCATGGCGACCTCAAGCGTAATAAGAGACGTTGAGTTTGGCGCTGGCGGTCTGCTCGATAAACCTGATCTTGCTCAGGTCACCGTCATACTGCAGCGTCACACCAGCGGCCAGCGGCATACCAACCGAGGCGGTCGGGGCCACATCATCGTCGCGCCAGCGAACGGCTTGCGTTTCGCAGGTGATGATGGCAAGCGTAGGCTTGCACGCCAGACCATTCAGGTCGGTCTGAGGCACAGTCAGGCCAGTCGAACTGCTCAAACTGGTGATCTGCTGGTAGCCCAGCCGCGTGGTGATTGCTTTGAGAGTAAGGGCCATTTTAGTGTCTTTCCGTGAAAGAACGCAGTCGGATTATTGTACTACCACCCTCAGGCGTCAAGGTGCCAGTGTAAATGCCACCAGGTCCGTATTGAACGCCTGCACGAACATCAGATGGGTTGGGGTAAAGCGAAATATGGTTGGCAGCACCATCTAGCAATGCGCCGGGGCCGGTCAAAACACCCGACGTAATGTGGGTGGTGATCTTGATCGCGCTACCAGAAACCGTTGAACCTTGGCCGGTCAGGGTTCCAGTGGTGGCAAAGGCTCGGAACCGATTGGAGGCACCGGAAATAGCAGACCCCGGCCCAACCAAAGCGCCGGAAGCAACGTGGTTGACCGCTCCGGCGGTGCGGGCCGCGCTACCTGAAACAACAGCATTACCAGCATCAAGCGCGCCTGATGTGGCGTGTATGCGACTGCGAGCAGCCGCTCCTACAACCGCAGACCCCGGACCTGTCAGTGCCCCTGTGGTGTCGTGCGTTACCGCACCGCCACTTTTGAATAACAGGAGCAATGACATTAGGCTTCCGCAGGCCTAAACCACCAAACCCGCCATGGATGCTCGGGGTCGTAATTGTCCTGAATGACGGCCAGTTGTTCTTCCGGCTCAGGGCGCGACGCCTTTGCGTCTAACGCCTCTTGGCTTGTCGCATACGCGCCTAAGCAAATTTCGTAGCCCATAGTTGCCTCAGTTATAGCCATAGGTGCCGCCACCTTGGTACTGGTTAATCTCAATCACCTCGTCGGTGATGATGTCCTCGGTAAACCTGACGAAAGTTTCGCCAGCAGTGCCGGGGCCGTTATACCCATTGGTCACTGTTCCAGCACCCATCGTTCCTACGTTCCTGACCTTCCAAGTGACCTTGATGCGCTCGCCTACCGCCATTGATGTGCTTGTCGGGGCCAAGTTTCCGGTTCTTGCCGTATCCGTTGTTCCCCATTCAAGACCAAATGTCGAATCTGGGATGATTGCGCTCAGTACCGTTCCTGCGTTGTTGCATCTTTCAATCAAAACGCCAGCGCCGGCGTTAACCGTAGTCGCAGATTCAAGACCACGAATGTTTACGGTAACCGTTCCGCTAATCGTTACCGCAGCTGTAATTGGCTCAGTGAACCATTGCAGGGCAGTCCCACCAACGGTTTCAGTCACTTGAATGTTTGTGCCGCCTGCGGTCGTAGTAGTGAACATCTGCAAATTAGGGGTGCCGCGCATCTGACTAGCAAGGCGTCCCCCTGCGCCGCCCACAGAGGACGTAAGATTCCGCATGAAAAAACTGGTCGGCATTAGATCTCGTAACCCCAGACGGTGAACGTCACTGTCTGGGCAGCAGTCGTCGTCACACGCAGCACATAATCAGCGGTTCCTCTGATTGGAGTTGGAAACGTCATAATCACGCCGGGTTTGTTAGTCGCACTGGGTGCAAACTCACCATCAAAAATGGCAGCGTCTGTGCCTCGTGTGTAAGACGTATCACCTGACGCACCAAACCACAAAATGCAGGTGCCGGCAGTCGTGCCTCCAGACTGGATTTGAAGCGAAGTGACAACAACAGCCCGAGTGCTTGATGGTGTCCAGAGCGCCGTGCCGGTCTGAGCGCTGGTGTACTGCGCTCCTTTAAATGTTGAAGGTGAGCTACGGATACGATCCCAAGTCGTGCCGTTGAACCCGTAGAGCCTCGCCTGCGTGTGCAACTGATTGACAGCGTTAGTCTCGGCGTCAGTGCCTGCTGTATCTACAGAGACCGGGTTGGTACCGTCACCGACCTGCACCTGACCCTGCACCCGCGAGACATCGACCAGCATGCCGTTGCTGATGTTGCCCCGCGCCCTATCCCATGTGCTACCGTTGTAAAGGTAGGTGCGGCCCTCAACATGCAGCGCATTCCCGCTGTTTGGTTCGCTGTCTGTGGGGTCGGTGTCAATCGTGACAACATTAGTGCCATCGCCAACCGGAACGCTTGCGTTTGTCAGTTTGACTGACAAGCCGTCTGTCCCATTCGCAGGAATCAGCGTCCTGCTGCCATCGGTGCTGATGGCGAGCTTCATCAACTGGATCTGCTCACCTGTGCCGGTGACCTGATCCGTGGCGATGTCCGCGCCGGAGCCGGGTGTGATGGGTACGTTATCGGCCATGTTACGCGCTCAGTGCGGTGTAGGTCAGGCTGGAGCAGGACACTGTGTCGCCCGGCGCTACAGTCAGGCCGTTGGTCATGTTGATGTCGGAGCCGCTGGCCGCAACAGCACAGTGGATCACTACCGTTCCGCCGCTGGTCTGCAACGTGGCAAACGCGACCGCAGAAGCGTTACCTGTAGCGTTGGTGTCTGAAGTAATGGCGTTGGCAGTGGCCGTACCGCTTGACGATGCGCCAAATGCTGTCGCGCTCAAGGGTAGCGTAGCTACGGCTGTGCCGGGGGAAGCAACAGACGAGGGGCTAATACGAAACACCAAGTTGCCGCTAGTACCAATTAGCGCCGTAACAGCGTCAGTCGCTGCGTTCCGTGCTGCGCTCGAGTGGGTCACTGCCATGGGTCAGGTCCTCAGATGTGATTCTGCCGACCAGTTCGACTTCTTCGACCTGGCCGGTGTCTTTGCGAGTGATCTGCAGCGTAAAGCGCAGCTCGCCGGGTTGTCCTTGCAAATTGATCATGCCAAGAACTTGAGTTTATACAACGTAGATAAATACTGACCGACGATTTCGTCGATGATGTTCTGAATCGGCGTGTCCGTTTTGTCGCACACTTTGTAGCGCATCTCTTCGATGTCCTTGAGCGAATCCTCAAGAAACTCGACCACATTGCTTGTTTTCTTGGCGCTCATCAGCGCAATCGGCCCAATTAGACCATGCCGACCTTGATAGGCTTCCGCAAACTTGTCCGCCAGTTCCACGATGTTGTCGTAGAACTCGTTCAGAGCCGAGTGTTTGGAAAAGGACCGAGTGTTCAGATGCACGGAATGCGTGACATCCCGCGCTAAAAACAGCGTACCTACGAATTCAGCACAATGGCTCATTCCATCCTCTGCTCGGCAATCGCCATATCACCAGCGGTCATCACATCCCGAAGGGTCTGCATGACGACCTCTTGAACTTGTTCGGGCTGCATCCCGGCAGCGACAGCTTGCAATCTCCGGGTTTCAGCTTCGTAGGTCTTAATTTCCGCATCAGTTTGAACTTTGAAACGGTCAATCTCAAGTTGCTGAGCCTCCATCGACTGCTGAACCCGCTGGAGCATGCCTGCCATCTGCTCCATCTCCTGGCCCATAGCTTGGATCTGGAGATTGGCCGCTTGGAGCGCAGGATCTTCTTCATCGGTAAGAATCTTCGGGTCAATAGTTTTGGCGAACCGTTTTGCCATCTCTTGAGCGCCAGGCCAGTCCATGTTCTTGACGAACAGGTCGCCTGCCACCGCCCAAAGCTGCGGATTGCCCTGCAGCAGTTGCGCCATCGCCTCCAGCGACTCTTGCCGCTTGGTGGCATAGCCCGGTCCGGTGACAACCACAACGTCGTACTTGCCGACGCTCGGGTTGTAGATCTTCTCAATAACCACACCCTGCTCGTCAACGATCTTCTTGACGGGTTCAGGCTGCATTGGGTTCATCTTGACCATGCTCGACTCGCCATCTTCACCGATGATGCGAGCGATGCGCTGCGTGTCGTAAATCTTGGGGATCAGATCAACCAGTTGCCGGGTGACGTAGCGAACAGCACGGGCGAGATTGTCAACGTAGTGATACGTCCCCGTGTCGCCCTCGCGCTGACGGGCCAGAATCGCCCGTCCAGACCGCTCGTTGGATACCTGTCCAAGCGAGGCGTCGTATTGACCAGTGGTGGACTTGACGTCCTCAGACGCACCAAGTTTTGCCTGTAGCAGCCCACTGGAGGCCATTGGCGGCTGCGCCCGCTGTGGCAGGGGCAGCATGTTGCCCTGACCGTCGGTAACGTCAGGGTTGACCTCCAGATACGGCCAGTTTTGCGTGTTGGCCGTTTTCCACTGGTTTTCGTAGCCCTCAAACTGACCGCCGTAGCCAATGAACGGGGCTTTGGGGGCCAGCGCCAGCATTTCGGCTTCCTGACTCACCCAGTAGTTGTACATCCGCTGCGCGTCCTTGGCGTTACGCACCAGACCGCTCAGATACACACGCCCTTCGACCTCAAACTCGTTGCCCACGACGCGCACGACAGGAATGTACTTGCCCGCCCAGTCGCGTTCCTCAAGGATCTCGTAGCCGTTGATCTTGCACCACTTTACCTGCTTGCGATCGGCCTGACGCGAGCGCAGCGGCTTGCCGTACATGGACCGCATCTGCTTGTCCTCGGGCGTGCCGTTGAACGCAGTCTGGTTGCCGGGGTACAGGTTGAGCGTGGCGCGGGTGTAGTCGACGTAGAAATACTCAGCGATCCGCACCGTATTCTCGTTGAGCCACTGGCTCAGAGACTGGTCGCCCACGCCCAGACTCATCAGAGTACTCATGGGTGCAGCGTCGGGGTACAGGCGCTCGTACTCATCTTTGGTCAGATCCTCGGTGATGAAGCACCACTTGGCGTCCGATCCGCAGGGGTCTTGGATCATCGGGTCCATGTAGACCGAGAACGAGTTGCGAACCCGCCCGATCTTGATGTCCTGATCGAAAGTGTCCTCGTCGCAGTACTCGGTCAGGATGCGGACGTAGCCCTCACCAAACGTCACCTGGTTCTCGCAGGCGGTGTCGTAGGCTACGTCGGCGTCCGAGATGTACTCAATATGCCGCACGACGCCATCAAACACCTCGGCCACCTCAACGTCGGCGTTGTCGTCAGCCGGGATGACCTTGCCATGCGGGCGGTTCTGCCGCTGATCGTTGGTGACCTGGCGAACGTGCTGGGGCAGCTTGTTGATCGTCAGGCACGGACGGGCGTTGATGGTCTGCCCTTGCACCGCACCTCGGGTCGCCAGCACATCGGCGGGCCATTGCCAGTGATTGTCCGGGCTACCTGCGAAGAAGCGCAGGTCGTCGATCTCATCCTCGCGTGTCTCGCTGTAGGCCGAAATCGCCATGTTCAGGCGAGAACGAGCCGTAGACAGGATGTCCGACTCGTTTTTAGACCCGCCTGTAGCTACATTCCCCGCGGCAGCGATTCCCGAGTAGTCCATATCACTTCTTCTTCTTAGCCGCAGCACGCTGAGTGGCGTACGCAATCGCCACGGCTTGTTTTTGGGGCTTTTTCGCCGCCATTTCTGTCTTTACGTTTTGACGAAAGGCGGCTTTGGACGCAGATTTAACCAGCGGCATGATTATTTCTTCTTTGCGGTTTTAGCCGACTCTTTGAACGCCTTGTCGGTGGGCGCGCCCTTGCTGCCGGGTTTACGCATCTTCTCGCCAGATCCGGCCTTGATGCGGGCCTGTTTGGCGTGGATGTTGGCATAGAGTCCGGGTTTCATCAGCACTTCCACCGTTTAAGAGATGCTTTGGCCCGTTCAGCCGGACCTTTGGCGTTCTTCACAACCCCAGTCATCCGGGCGCAGAATGATGCCTTACGGCCCTTGTCGGCCTCAGTCTTGGGGCTAGGCGCGGGTGCCTTGAGGTTAGACCCCGTGGCGGCGTTGTACTTGGCTCGGCCTTTAGCGGTCAAGCCAGCACCCTTGGACGCGGGCAGCTTTTCGCCCCGACCAACGCTTAACGACACGCCTTTTTTAGCCGCCATTACGCACCTAGCCAAGAAGTAGTCTGAAACTGACGGTTTTGAGTCACAGTCCGCCGTTGTGCCCGCTCATTGTACTCCCGATGGGCCACAGGGAACGCAAAAGTGACCGCAATCGCGTCTGCAGCGTCCGGTGAGGCCAATCCACGGGCTTTCATCTCTTTTTTGCCTTCAAGAAAGATCGTTCCCGCCGAGTTGGGCTTGATTGTCGGCCCTGTCAGGTCGGCCTTGAGCGCCCGGTCGTTCGGAATCGACGCCGTTCGCAGCCAATCCTTCATCGTGCCCCACAATTCAGCCCGTTTGTTGCCGTACATGATTGGATTCTTGGCCTTCCAGCCAAAGTTAACCCCTCGGACGACCTTATAGCGCTGCTCGTGCAGCCGGTCAAGGATTCCGTAGCCCAGACCGCCCTCGTCCAGCACCACCAGCGTCGGCTTGTACTCCTCAATCGCGTCGATCACCCGCCCGACGACGGTCATCGTGTCCTCGCCGTGGTACCGATGCAGCGCGATAAGGTCACGCCCTTGCCTGACCGCGATGACCGTGCTGTCCGCACCGCCTCGTGCCGGGTCTACGCCGATAACAATCGGCGCGGTGATGTCCTTGTACCGGGGCCGAGCGGCTGCGTCGGCCACAATCGCCGGGCTGATGAACTGATCATCCCCCGCTGCCGGGAACTCACCGTACACCTCGACGCGAGCCTGGCTAGAATCCTCGCCGTACTCCGCGATGATCTGCTCGTAGACCTGCTTGTCAGTGTCCTCGACCGTGCGGGCGTCCACCTGGCGCGTTGTCCAGAAGTCCCGCTTGGCGTGAAAGCACTCAAAGAAGTACCCCGTATTGCGCCGTGGGTTGCTGAACGCGAACCAGTACCTATCAAGGATGTTTTCTGTGAAGAAGCCCGCGCCCACTGACCAGATGCCGTCCGGGATACCGCTGGCCTCGTCGAACACCAGCATCATGCCGTCCATATTATGGACACCAGCGTAGGCGTCTGGGTTCTCCTCAGACCACAGCTTTCCTTCAGCGCCCCAGTAGCGCGTGCCCTTCTTAAGATCGCGCTCGACCAGATCCGTCAGCCACTTGGCAGGCGTCAGCTTCGTTGCGCTGATCTCCCACCAGTGAGCGTTCAGCACCATCGTCGCCCACTTGGTCAACTCACCCCAGGTGACCGACCGCAACTGCGCCTCTGAGTTGGCGCTGACGATCACACTAGACCCAATCCGGGTAGTCAGCATCCACAGGATCAGCCAACTCACCAGCGCCGACTTACCAATGCCACGCCCTGATGACACTGCCTCTCGCAGCGTGTCCATCGAGACCTGGCCTTTGTTCTTGTCAATATGCGCCTTGATGTCGCGCAATACCTGACGCTGCCACATGCGCGGGCCTTTGTGATGCGCCAGTGGCGTGTTGGCCTGGCCCCACGGAAACGCAAAAAGAACAAACGCTTCTGGGTCGTCCTTGATCTTCGCAGACCAAAGACGCGCCATCAGCGTCTGTTCGTCATCGGGGCTGTAGATCGGCTTTTGCATGTTGTACTGGCTCCAACACTTCCGTTATCGCGCCCTCAATGACGCGCCCCTCGGCAGCTTGAAGCGCGCCCAAGATGCTGATGCGCTGCTCAACCTCGACCGAGATCGCCTGCTTGGCGACCCAGCCGTGGCTGTGCTTCAAGATCTCCAGCGCCGCCTTGGAGTCGCCCCCCGCCGCTGCTGCGTGCAACGCCTGACTGTTGGCGCGCTCACTGTCAGCGCGGCCCTTGAGTTCGGCAATATGGGCGATTTGGTCAAGCTCTTTAAGTCGGTTGAACTCCGTCGGCAGCATTCCGGCTGCTAACGCCAGCGAGTCACCCTTCAGACCAAGATACGCCGCTTCGTAAATGCGCTCCAACGTCGCTTCCGTCGCTTTGATCTGTCTGACTGTCAAAGGAAGGCTTTTGAATGTCATGCGCGAAGTTTAACTAAAAAAGGTATGCCTAGATAGCCCATGCAATGAAGTTGTGTGCAATAAAAAAAAATTCTTGTGGCCCCACCGCTAACGTTTGGCCGGTCGGCTCGGCCCTCCCCCCCCACCCTCAATGTTAGTAAGCGCTTGCTAACATGCCCTGGCCGCACGGCATCGTGCGACCGAGCCGACCGAGCCGACCGAGCCGACCGAGCCGAACAACCGGGGCGCTTTAGGCTATCGGCAGGGCATGACCTAAAGCGCCTAAGGCAGATGGGCGATTTAGGCTATCGGGCAGGGAATGACCCAGAACGCCTAAGGAAAATGGGCGATTTAGGCTATAGCATGAGGCATGACCTAAAACGCCCAAAAGCATGCGCCCGACGGCGCCGCGGGCGATCTTGGGCGATATAGGCGGTTTGGGCACCCCTATTTCAGTCGGCGCGGCTCCACGCCCATACATACATTATGTCAAATCACTACTTGACCGAAAAAACTACAAAGCATTACCTAAACCGCCCAAAATCCCCGCCGTGCCGCGCCACTACTGGGGATCGCGCCGTGTTGCAGAACCGCCCAAGACCACGCCTTCCGCTTTACCTAAGAAAACGCTTGACAGCCTGCAAGCAAATCCTTTACAGTCTCACCCATGCGCTGCACATCGTGGCGCGCAACCCAGGAGAGCTTGACAATGAAAAACCTTGACCTAAACGTAATGTCACCCGATCAAGTCTCGCGCATCCTGCGCGATGTAGCAGACGCATTCAATGAGTCTGCATCTGATCTTGCGTCTACATGGCAAGACGACGGCGCAGGCCGCGTCTGGACTGAACTCGCCAAGATCCTTGAGTCCGCTGCCGATCGCGCTGATCGTGCCTGCGCAAAGCATTTCGTCTAATAGGAGAGCCTGCCATGCCTGCCATCACCAATTTCAGCCTGTCTGACGACATCCTTGACGTGCGCGACCTGATCGCTCGTGTAGAGGAATTGGAAAACCTAGAACCTGCAGACGAGGAAGAGAAATGGAATAATTGCGACGAATACTTCACCGCCTACGCGCAAAAACTAGCAGACGACACCGGCGCAGTACCCGCGAACGTCCATTGGCCCATGACCTGTATTGATTGGGATATGGCCGCGCGCGATCTGAAGATGGACTACTTCTTCGTTGAGATCAACGGATCAACCTATTGGTACCGCTAAGATGACATCTAAGATCAAAATCGGACAAGCCTATCAACCCTCGCGCACCACGCGCAGAGGCTGCAATGGCGCGTATTCGGCTTACCGGCCGCATCATGGCCATGGGATCGACGTAGACCGCTGGAATGACCCGATTGGCCGCTTCCTACCCATTGTCTGCGCTATCGGCATGGTGGCCATCTTCGTCATGCTCGCCGTTGGCATCATCCGATGATCCTCGCAATCCTCGCTAGCGCGATAGTCGCGCTGATCCTATCCATCATTGATCGGAGATAAGAAAATGACCGTTATCGTCCCTGCTCGCGTTATCCCTGCCCTGTCCATCTTTTGCGCGAAGAAGGACGTGCGCTACTACCTGACCGGTATGCTTTTGGACATCGGCCCAACGGGCGCATATCTTGTTGCCACATGTGGCCACATTATCGCAGTAGCCAAAATCGACTCTACTGCCCGTGAATCCGCGCAATTCATCATTCCGCAGGAAACCCTCTCGATTCTCTCGAAAGACAAAAAATCTGATATGGCAATCGACTGCGCCAGTCTGACCGGCTCATATGATGGCCAGAATCGCAGGCAACTCCAGATCCGCACGGGCGCAGGCGCGTTTATTGCCACTGAAGTAGATGGACAATTCCCCGATTGGCGCAGGGTCGCCCGTAAAGGCGACGATGATGGAAAACATATTTCCTATAACCCGCACTATCTGGCCCGTATTGATGAAGGCGCACAGATCATAAGGGGTGGCACCAAAGGGCGCAGTGATCCGGTGGTAGTTCGTCCTGGCGGCACTGGCTGCGGATATGCGTCCCTTGATCGCGAGGGCAATATCGGCGCATGGGTCATGCCGACCCGCACCAAGGTAGAGGATCTGCCCGCCTGCCCGAGCTGGACAATCTGACCCTCACCCGCAGCAAAGCAAAAGGGGCCAATTGGCCCCTTTTTCTATTTCACTACCGCCATTCTAGATGGCGCTGGCGGATCCTCTAGCATCCTACGCAAGTCCGACTTATTGTACTGGCGCAGGACAGACGGATCGGCGAATAGGTGTTTCTTCGTTGGATACTCTGCCGATCCGACCCGGCCTAAATCCGTCCATCCGGCCTCCTTTAAGGCATGCAGCAAAGCCGCTTGAGGTACTTTGACACCCGACGGCGCTTGGCCCGCCAAACGGTCGCAGACAGCGTAGAACGGGCCTCCAATGAACCCGCGCGCAAACTCACCGGATCGGTTCCGGATCAGATTCACCAGATACGACTCAGCCATCGACATGCCATTCTCGATCATGGCTTCTTTCCACGCCGTCCATGCGGGTGCTGCGCCAGGGTTGAAGGCCGATACATCCCGCGCATGCAGCCATGAGGCCACTGCATCAAACCCGCCCGACCGGTACCACCTCCAGAGCCTATCGGCCGCGTCTGGTGCCATCCTGGGCGCATGTGACCACAGGCAGAACCATCGACGGTCGGTCGAGTCTAGGCTGATCGGAACCGAGTCATTTGAAAATGCCAAGACCAGACCCCGATTGACCATCTGGTACGGGTGTAGTCCCTTTCTGTTAATCGGAATCGTCTCAGGCGGAGCCGCGATAATCGGTTTCAGCTTGTTCGCCAGTGCTCGGCGCTCACGGGCCTCAGGCTCACGCAGTTCATTCAGGATGATGACCTCAGCTTCAAGGGCGTATCCGAACTGCGATTCCATCGATTGATTGTCCAGTAGGCCACGGTTGACCAGTCCTGGCCCACACACGGCGTACAGGAACGGAGCCCAGAGGGAGTCTTTCCCGCAGCCCTGGTCGCCCCCGTGCAGCACGGCGTGATTGATCTTCACCTCGGGGTGCTGGACTTTGTACGCCATGACGTTAAAAACGTGCTCACGCTCAGACGCCTCGGGGATCAGATCGGCGCAGTGTTTGAGCCACAGATCCACATTCCCGCCCCCGGACACCTTGGGTCGGCCATCGCGCCATCGGTTGCCGAACACCTCGCCATTCCGGGCGACCAGCACGGACTCGCCCGGTGCATAGGTGATCCCGGTCAGGACACGCGACCCCATGGCTTGACGGTTCTCATCGAAGCATATCGACGCCTCGACCCGACGTTGATTGTGAATCGAGGTGCAGGAAACGTGCCGGTACAGGGCATTGAACGCCCCCCGGCGCAACTCGGTGCGGTTCACTATGTCGAAGTAGGAATCGTCATCGATCACATATGCGAATCGTTCCCACCACTGCGCCTTATCGAGCCGACCTAGTTCTTTGGTGTTAACCTCATCGATCACCTTCTGAGCGTCATCAGAAAAGAAATCAGACGGCGCGAGCCGCTGGAGCGCCTCGCTCATCGTGGACGCGATCAGGTCATCACGCAGACCGGCCTGGTGGACAGGCCCACCCTGGTCAGCTACCCATTTCAGGAACCATGCCGAATCCAGATCCACGCAGTGCGAATGCAGGCAGCAAAACGCCCGTGAGGCGGGCAGGTAACGACCCTCGGGGTTGCCGTCGGTATGCTCGCCGGCATTGGGGCAGATGATCCCGGCCCAGCCCTCTGGGTTAGGCTTGGACAGGACTAGCCCCTGATCGGCCAGCCATGCAAAGACGTCATCCGACCCGGTATCGGTCAGCCGGATCGGTTTATACGCTGCGCCATCGGACTCGGCTGGCGTCACCCCTAGCGCGGCGCAGATGTCCTCAAGGGCGAACTCACGGGTCGGCTCGAACTCAACCAGTCGAGCTTGAAACCCATCCTTGTCGGGCTTCAGATTGACCGAGCCGGGCAAGCGGAAGTTACGGACAGGGTTGCACGCGCCACGGTCGGTATAGCCCGCCTCAGCAATCGCAATGATGGCAGCGGCGAAGTCGGCCTTGGTCGGCTGATCGGAAAAGGCATAGCCCCACTGGAAGTTACCCGGCGAGGTTTCCATCTTCCAGGTCGGCTCAAGGGGCGGCTCCTTGGACTTCGTGCCGATATCGTCCAACACCATGACGATGCAGTACTCACAGTTCGCAGCGCTAGCGCTGACCTGCCCCTGATCGAACCGATCAACGATGAACGACGCAGTGTTGCCGTACCAAGCCTGATCGGGCTTGATGCGTGCGGGGTCAGGCAGGAACGCCGGCCAGGTGCACTTCAGCGCCCCGTCGGCGTGATAGCTGCGGGGGTTCTTGGGTTTCTGCCGCACGATGAGCGGCGTCTCGCCCTGCGGGGCGAGGCTAATCAGCCAGTCAAGGAAAATCATTTTCCGTAACGCTCCATCACGTTAATTTCAGCGTCCAAGGGCAACCCTTGCGCCCACTCGGGCGGGGTGCGCATCACTTCCTGCAGTCGGGTCATCTCGGCCTCTGCATCGGCATCGGGCACTTCCAGCACCACCTCGTCATGCACATGCAGGACAGCGCTCACCTGGCGCAGCGTCGCCCGTAGGACATCATTGGCCGCTGCTTGGCAGATGTTCTCGCAGGCCAGCCCCTTCCACAGCCGCGCCCGGGGCCACTCCTTCGCATCAGCAGCAGGCTTCCATGACGCCTTGGCATAGGTCACGCCTTCAGTCTCCAGTCGGGCATAGGGGTAGCAGAGGATACGCCCACTGGGCAGGCCATACCAGAGGTGCTGGCCGTCAAAGTAGTACGTCACCCGACCGGCGTGGAACTCATGCCCTTTGTTCCGCATGGCGCGGGTGTAGGCCGACTCCAGATCCTGCCAGTAGCGCACGGCCCACGGGTTGGCCCGGCGCCAGGCGTCCACCATCCGGCGCGAGTCGGCCTCGGGCAGATGCACGCCATAAACGCGGCCCATCGCAGCGAACGCGCGAATGCCACCGCCATACCCGCAGGCGAGTTCCTGCACCTTGCCGATCTGGCGCTGATCCTTGGTGATCTGATCGACCGACACATGGAAGGTGGCAGACGCATTGTGCTTATAAACGTCCGAGCCGGTGCGAAACAGATCCAGCTTGGACTCGCTGGTCGGCTCGGCCGACAGCCACGGGTTCATCCGCGCCTCGATCGCCGACCAGTCTGCTACGATCAGCACATGCCCCGGCGCAGGCACAAGCGCAGGGCGAAGCATTCCCTTCAGCACATCGGTGACCCGGCGACCGAACTCGGGCACGATCTTGTGACCGCGCACCATGGCGTGCCGCACGGCATTAGGAGCCTTGGCAGTCGCACGGGCGAAGTTATGCACCTGAGCGCCGTAGGACGACGCCCTGCCCGTCGCGCTGCCGCCAGCGAACACAAACGCGCCCCTGACGCGGCGATCTTCTTCATCGGCCAGATCAGCCAGACGCTTGAACTTGGCAACGCTAGAGGCCCACAGGTCATCGGCGCACTGGATCACCTCGGCCACATCGGGCGGCACTTGGTCAGGGTTTAGGGTCAGCAGGTTGGCCCGCACGGTCTTGTCTATGGACACCCGGTCATCGACCTGCATCAGCTTGCGGGCCTCCTCGCCCACGCGCTGCCAAACCCACTCGCGCATCCTGGGCGACCGCACGCTGGTGATCTCGCCCTGCGTCACCTCGGCAACAATGGCCTCGATCTCGACCAGTTCATCGGCGGCGTACTTGATCGCAGCACGGCACAGGTCAACATCGACCAGCACGCCACGGTCGTTGATCCGTTCGTTCACATGGTAGTCAGCCAGTTCCTCGTCCGACAGATCGCGCATGGCGTTGCTGACCGCCCGCATGGCCCTGACGTCCTGCTCGCAGTACCGGATAAGTTCGGCCATCAGGTCGGAGTCTTGCCGGAACGATGCGTCGGCCTGCGGGATGCACAGCAGACGGATCAGTTGCGCCCCACGGTGATCCTTCTTCATGGACGCGCTGGCGAACCGGCCTACATCCTCAAGCGAGCCAGGCGCACAGTTCGCCCGTGCCTGCGCGGCGGTGCAGTAGAACTGCTCCAGTTTGAAATCAATCTGCAGGACGTACCAAAAAATCAAACGCTCAAACGCCGCGTTGTGCGCCCTGATCTGTCCCTCATACTTCCGCACCCGCTCGGGGAACGGCTGGTCAGGCGTCCATGTCTGGACGGGTTCGTCGTCGAAGGCGTAGGACATGCACAGGACTTCTGTAGTCGCATCCTGCGCGTAGTTGTACACGCCGCGTGTCGTCAGGTCGCAACGACTGCGGCTTTCCATGTCAATCCATAAAATAGTCATAGTGCCTCCGTGCCTTTATGGCGCTTATCGTTGTCTCATGCACGCCGTATTCCGCCG